ATGTCCGACTTGGAGTCCTTGTTGAAGGAGGTCTGCCCCATCATGTAGAGCTGCAAGACCTTGTAGTCCAACGTGTAGTCGTCCTCGGGGATCTTCTTGATGGGGCACTTGTTGATGGCCAACCAGAGCAAGGTCTGCACCAAGTTGGGCTTCTCCACCATCAAGAGGGTCTTGGAGTAGGAGTAGTTGTTGCAGAAGGAGTTGAGCAGGAACCAGGACAAGGAGGAGTGCTGGAAGTGGGGAATGATCATCTTCGGGGTGAGCTTCCTCGAGAAGGACGAGTAGGTCTCGACCTCCAAGATGAGGTCCATCAAGGGGTCCTTGGAGTTCGGGTACTTCTTCTTGGCCAACTCCCAGGGGTTCTCGGACTCCACCAAGGACTGGGAGTTGCCGAACAGCTCCTTGAACGACCTCAAGTCGTACTCGTTGATGCTCTCCGAGTTGTGGAACCACTCCAACAAGAACTTCTTGGTGCTCTTCAAGGTGGTCGGGAACTGGTGGAGGAAGTTGTCCTGCTCGAACGACAAGGAGACCTGGCTCTCCAACAGCTTGAACTCGGACTTCTCCTGCTTGCAGAACAACTCCCAGACGCTCCTGATGCACCTCTGCAAGGACTTGCTCAAGCCCATCTCCTTGTTCTTGATCTCCATCTTGTCCAGGTGGGACTGCAAGTCCTTCAACTTGATCTTCTCGTTGTGCGCCCCGAAGTAGCCCCCCAGCGTGTTGCAGCTTTTCGCCTTGATCCATGAGTTGATGAAGGACCTGTTGGAGATGGTGCTCCTGGCGCCGCTCAGGAAGGGCTTGATCAGGTTGCTTATTATCATCTCGCTGACCGTCTGGAACGGGTCCTCCAGGCACAAAGGGTTGGTCTTGTAGTAGTCCAAGATCTCGTTCTTGTCCCAGCCGAAGAGCGTCTTGCTCATCTGCATCATGCTCTTCTGCACCTCCTCGATCTTCTTCTTCTCCCGGTTGGTCAGCTTGAACACGGACCTGACGACCATGTGGTGCGTCTGCTCCATGGCGTCCATCTCGACGTCCTCGGACATGATGTCCTCCGAGGGGGTGCTGACCCAGTTCCTGTAGTCGACCTCCCACCTCTTGTCCCACTGCCCGCACACCGAGTAGTAGTTGATGCCGAGGAACATGGAGGGGTAGAAGTGGTCGGAGTACAACAAGCCGCTCAACAAGCTGGAGCCCTTGAAGGAGTAGGCCTGCTGTATGAACTCGGCGTCCAACTTCCTCTGGGTCTCCAGCAACAAGGTGGGGCAGCCCGACTCCAACAACCTCCTCTCCGAGCTCAACGCCTCCTGCTCCGCCTTGGTCGGCGACGAGAAGTCGAAGCACTGGTTCGCCTTGAATATGAACTTGCACAACGGCACTATCATCCTGGAGCCGAGCATGAAGTTCGAGTTGAACTCGTTGATGAAGGAGAAGCAGCTCTTCTTCTGGTTGATCTGTATGTTGAAGTGGTAGCTGAACGTGTACAGCAAGCTCTTGAAGGTCAAGAAGACCTCCATGAACTGCTTGAACTTCTCCTCCTTGCTGAGGGCGTTGTACTTCGAGTTCCACTCCAGGTTCAAGTAGTAGGTGCAGTCGTCGCTGGAGATCTGGGAGTTGATGTGGAGGGTGTGGAGGCAGGGGTTCTTCTTGTTCCTCATCAGGTCCAATATCAAGATCGACATCAAGCAGTGGTACAAGGAGGACAGGTAGTGCAACATGCCCTGCCCCATCCCGCTGAGGTAGATCCTGTAGCCATAGCCCTTGTCCCAGATCGGCTCCTTCTTCGAGTCGTAGAAGTGGGTCTTGAAGTTGCAGAACTTCTTGTCCAGCAACTTGACCATCAAGGGGTTCCTCTCCTTCCAGCTGACGGTCTGCGACTCCATCAACTTCTTCAAG